TCCCTCCATCACGAATGGATGGCGAAGGTGGGTTTAACTTGGGGAGATCTTCTGAGATCCTGAGAGATGAACTCAAGTTCACCAAATTTGTTGGTCGTTTGAGAAAGAGATTCTCCAACATGTTTAATGACATGCTGAAGACCCAATTGATCCTAAAGAATGTAATTACTCCAGAAGATTGGGAGGCCATGAGTGAGCACATTCAATATGATTTCCTTTATGATAATCACTTCTCCGAACTTAAGGAATCTGAACTGTTAAATGAAAGACTTGGTAGTCTTCAAGCAGCAGAACCTTATATCGGAAAGTATTTCTCACAAGATTACGTTCGTCGTAAGATCTTGCGTCAAACAGATGAAGAAATTCTTGAACAGGATAGACTCATCAAGAAAGAAATTAAAGACGGAGTTATTCCAGATCCTATGGCTCAACCAGTTGATCCTGCGACTGGTGAACCAATGGATCTTGGTCAACCCGTCATGGAGCCCGACTTAGAAGCACAAGCACAATCAACCGAAGCACCAGAATTACCGAAAGGAGGAGAGATCTGATTTGACTGAAACTACTAATGTACATCCAGAGATCGCAGAGATCGACTGGATCGATGATGCTTTTTATGTAGAAGAAACTCGTTTTATGTGGAAGAGCGTTCGCAAAGATACTGGAAATGACTTTTTGTTTGGTCTAACTAAAGAAGCTGTTATCACCATGACACGTTGGCATCTTCAGTGTGAACAAGAGGGAACACTTGACCAATATACTAGAGTTATTGGTGATGCATTTGTTGGTGGAAAACTCTGATGTACGACGAGTTTGATGATTATGATCCTCTAGAGGAGATGGATTGGTATGTTCAATTAAACATGGGAATTGATGAACTTCGCATGTTTTATAGTCATATTTGCTATGCCATTGAAACTTGGCCTGGAGCTCCAAGAAGACCATATGAGGAGCAAGAGTATTTAAAATCATTAAAATATAAGACTTATGCGATGCTTTTAGAGTATCAACGTGATCAAGGAAATTTATAGTTTATAAATACTATCTGATGTTACTCTTATAACATATTTTCATGGATGATTTAATGGATATGATTGTTGCTGATGAATCCCCCTCTGACATTAGTGATAAAATCAAAGAAGTTCTCTATACCAAGGCTGCTGAAAAGGTTGACAATACTCGACCAAATGTAGCACTTTCTATGTTCGATACCGAGCAAGAAACTGAGGTAGAGACTGAAACTGATGCTGAAGAGTAATTATAAATAAAAATAAATGACCCGAGTATATCAATGACTATAAGACCAGTAGGAGCAGGAGCTTCTGTTATTATCGCTGGAACCGCAACAACATCCTCTGCTTTTAGAGTGCAGTCTAATGCGCTGCGTGTTGTCGCAAAAGGAAAGGGTTGTCACATTGCAATTGGAACAGATCCAGTTGCGACTGCTACAAATTTTTATGTTGCTGCAGGTGAACCCGAAACTATTGCACTAACCAAAGCATCGCAAGTAGTTGTTGGTGTTACCAAAGGATCAACCACAGTCATCACTGCACCTGAAGGAACTCAAATGCCTTTTGGTATTGGTGATAGAGTTACGATGACTGGTGCTAATGACTCCAATTACGACACTGTAATTTCTAACACTCAAGTCACTGCTGTAAATACAACTGCTGGTTTTGATGGTAACTTCCAAACCTCAATAACAGTTGAGGCCGATACTTCTGGTATTAGCACTGCATTTACTGCAAACTCTGGAGCAGCAATTTTCTCATCTCAAAGAATTTCGGTTCTTCAAGGTAAGGCTGATGCTGGTGGCGGTGGAGCACTTTATTTCCAACAAGTTCAACGAGCATAAACAAATGAAACTCATCAGGGAAGAAATTGAATCAGTAAAGGTTATCACCGAAGGTAAGGGTGCTGAAAAGAAACTCTATATTGAGGGTCCTTTTCTGCAAACTGAAAAGGTAAATCGTAACCAAAGAATGTATCGTCTTCCAACGATGCAAAAAGAGGTTGCAAGATACGCCGAAAACTACATTTCTAAAGGTCGTGCTCTTGGGGAACTGGGTCACCCCGATGGTCCTACCGTTAATCTCGACAGAGTTTCGCATAAAATTGTTTCTCTTACTCAAGAGGGTAACAACTTTATTGGAAAAGCACAAATTCTTTCTACCCCGATGGGTAAAATCGCAGAGTCACTTTTGAAAGAAGGTGTTACTCTCGGTGTTTCCTCTCGTGGTATTGGTTCAATCTCCCAAAACAAAGAGGGAGTCATGGAAGTCGGTGAAGACTTCATGTTAGCAACAGCTGCTGATATTGTTGCAGATCCATCTGCACCTGATGCTTTTGTTCAGGGAATTATGGAAGGTAAAGAGTGGGTTTGGGACGGTGGAATCCTCCGTGAAAAACTCGCTGAAAATGCTAAAAAGTCGATAAACACTTTGGTTGACCAAAGACGTTTAGAGGAACATAAGTTAAATTTATTCAATGAGTTCCTAAATTCATTGTAATTTATTAATTTATAAATAAATATAGATTAAATTCGTACAAGGTTCGGAGAGTTCAAATGTCTCGTGGAGATTTACAAGAAATGGAAGTAGGCACAAAGCAATCCAAAACCGCTGTAAATGCCAAAGGAGGCGCAGCGGACGCAATGGATACCTCAGTCGCAGGTTCATACGAAGATCTTGGTGGACCTACACCAGATAACTATAAGCCCGATGATGATTCGGCAAAACTTAAAACCCCTGGCGCATCCCTTAAGCAAGTTAAGGATGTTGTCAATAAGGGTGCTAAGCCAGCTGAAGGCATGAAGGAAGAGGAAGAACTCGATACCGAAGCCGTTGTCGAAGAAGATCAGGAAGTCACCGATGAGGTGGTTGCCGAAGAAGAGACCACAGAAGAAGAAGTAGTTTCTGAAGAAGAGACTACCGAAGAAGAAACGGTCGAAGAAGAAGTCGTTGCTGAGTATGACATCGAAGAAGATGTCACTGCTCTTCTCCAAGGTGAAGAACTCTCTGAAGAGTTCCAGGAGAAAGCACGCACCATCTTTGAAACAGCAATTACTGCAAAGGTTGCTGAAGTCAAAGAAGCCCTGGAAGCACGCTATTCCGAAGTTCTCGCTGAGGAAGTTGAGGACATCAAGAAGGAACTCAACGAGCGTGTCGATTCTTATCTTGAGTACGTTGCTGAAGAGTGGTTCACTGAGAACCAACTTGCAGTTGAAGCAGGTCTCAAGACTGAGATGACCGAATCATTCCTCACTGGAATGAAGAGTCTTTTTGAAGAACATTATGTAACTATCCCTGAAGAAAAATATGATGTGCTTGAGAGCATGGTAGAAAAACTAGATGACATGGAAACAAAACTCAACGAGCAAATTGAGAAGAATGTTTCCCTTAACAAGCGTCTCGCAGAGTCGGTTGCTGAAGGAATCGTAGATCAAGTCTCTGAAGGTCTTGCACAGACTCAGAAAGAGAAGCTCGCTTCACTTGCCGAAAGTGTAGAGTTTGAAAGTGAAGAATCTTATCGTGAAAAACTGGAGACATTGAAGGAATCATATTTCCCTTCAAAAGGAGTATCTCCATCAGCTAAGAAAGAGAACATCTCCGAGGGTGTTGACAGTTCACCAGAATCTGTACAAGGTTCCATGGCTGCATACCTGAAAACTCTTTCAACATTTAGCAAATAACTGAATTTAACATTAAATCAAACGTAAACATCAATTAGGTACACGCAAATGTTCCAATCCGAACAGTTGCAGGAAAAGTGGGCACCTCTCCTCAACTATGAGGGTCTTGAAGAAATCAAAGATTCCCATAAGAGAGCTGTTACCGCTACCCTGCTTGAAAACCAAGAAAAGTTTTTAAGAGAGCAAAATGCTTTCGCTGAGTCAGGTTCATTCCTGACTGAGCAACCCACCAACTCTGGTGGTAACCCACAAGGCTTCTCCGGTGCTGCTACTGCATCCGGTCCTGTTGCTGGTTTCGACCCCGTACTGATCTCCTTGATCCGTCGCTCGATGCCTAACCTGGTCGCTTATGACCTCGCAGGTGTTCAGCCAATGTCCGGTCCTACTGGACTCATCTTCGCAATGCGCTCACGCTATCAGACTCAATCTGGTACTGAGGCATTCTACAACGAGCCAGATTCCGCATTCTCTGGTCGTGACAGCGCATCCAACGCAGAGACCGGCATGTCCGATCCTCTCGCTGGTATGGGTACTACCGCTCAGTCCGGTACTAACCCCTCTGTCCTTAACCCAGTTGGTTCCGCATCCTCCCTCGGCTACAGAGTTGGTCAGGGTATGCGTACTGACGACGCTGAGGCACTTGATGGCACTGGCAACAATGCCTTCAACGAAATGGCTTTCTCGATCGAGAAAGTTACTGTCACCGCCAAGTCAAGAGCCCTGAAGGCAGAGTACTCCTTAGAACTCGCCCAGGACCTCAAGGCAATCCATGGTCTGAACGCTGAAGCGGAACTCGCCAACATTCTCTCTACTGAGATTCTGGCTGAGATCAACCGTGAAGTCATCAGAACCATCTATAAGGTTGCTGAGCAAGGTGCTGTACAGAACACCGCTACCGCTGGCGTATTCGACCTCGACATCGACTCCAACGGCAGATGGTCTGTTGAGAAGTTCAAGGGTCTCCTGTTCCAAATCGAGCGTGATGCTAACGCAATCGCACAAAGAACTCGTAGAGGAAAGGGCAACATCATCATGTGCTCTGCTGACGTTGCGTCTGCACTGACCATGGCTGGTGTGCTCGATTACACCCCTGCACTCAACGCTAACCTGAACGTTGATGACACCGGCAACACCTTCGCCGGAACCCTGATGGGCAAATTCCGTGTCTACATCGACCCATATGCTGCTAACCTGACTTCTGCTAACGCAACTCCAGGTAACCAGTACTACGTCGTCGGTTACAAGGGTACTTCCCCTTATGACGCTGGTCTGTTCTATTGCCCATATGTTCCCCTCCAAATGGTTCGTGCCGTTGGAGAGAACTCCTTCCAGCCCAAGATTGGCTTTAAGACCCGCTACGGCATGGTCGCTAACCCATTCGCTGAGGGAACCAACCAAGGTCTGGGTGCTCTGCACGTCAACCAGAACCGTTATTACAGAAGAGTTTCCGTTAAGAACCTTATGTGATATAATATCCTTACGTGTGAAGGAAGTGCTAGAGGGGTCTTCGGACCCCTCTTTTTTTATCTAAATAAGAATACGGATAAAATATCTAAAATGAAACAAACACCTAGAGAAACCAGAGAAGCTCTGGAAAGATATAATTTAGTTGTTGAGCATTTAATCCAAGAGGGTTACGCCCAGGATCAAGAATCTGCAGACCACATCATCACAGGTATGAGTGAAGAGTGGTATACTATGATTGTAAACCGATGAAATCCTTAGGTGATTTCCTTAGCGAAGCAAACAAATGTCCTAAAGGATATTACTTTGACGATAAGTCAAAATCTTGCCAACCTAAGAAGTCGGTTAAGATAAAGTCTTATGGATATCCTAGGTTTGGTGGCGGATCAAAAAACGGTAACGGAGACCATGGTACAAATGGGGACTCTGGGAATGGTAATGGAAATGGTAACGGTGGCAATGGCGGTCACGGTAATGGTGGTGGGGGTAATGGTGGTAATGGGGGCGGTGAATGAAAATTTTTAAAGGGTCTAAGTAATGGCAAAGGCAAACCCATATGGTCAGATAGAAAACAGAAATTTTCTGGCACCCGTAGGATTTAAGTTCTCTATGAGAAGAAGTCCTAAGGTCGCATTTTTCTGTCAGTCTGCAAACATCCCAGATTTAAGTCTTGGAATTGCTGTACAACCAAACTTTCTCAGAGATATTCCAACACCAGGAGATAAGATCGATTTTGGTGATCTGAATCTAACTTTCTTGGTTGATGAAAATCTCGAAAACTTTATGGAGATTCAAAACTGGATTCGTGGTTTAGGATTTCCTGAGGAGAATCAAGAGTTTAGAGATCTTGAGGCAGAATCTGATCACAGGGGACCATATGCTAAAGACAAGAGAAATGTTTTTTCAGATGGAACTCTTCAAATCTTAAGCAGTAATTTAGTTCCTAAGTTTAACGTAAACTTTAAAGACTTATTTCCATATTCATTGACAACTTTGAACTTCGATGCTACCGATACAGACATTCAATACTTTACAGCTGACGTAAGTTTCAAGTATACTAGCTATGAGTTGACAGACTTGACTGGCAAAAAATTATGAGCATTGATCTTGATTCAATTCAAGAGATGTGGGAAAAAGATTCAAAAATAGATCCAGACAATTTACACACTGAGTCTCTGAACATCCCATCTCTTCATGCAAAATATTTTGAATTATATAATACCGTCTTTCTTCTGAGAAAGAAAGCAGAACAACAAAGAAAAAACATTCGTCACGAAAGGTATGAATACTTCAGTGGTAAAGCAGATCCTGACGTATACATCGAAAATCCTTTTCCTAAAAAAATTAGAGATAAAGATACAATGACCAAGTATCTTGATGCAGATGAAAAACTTTCAAATGCAAATCTTAAAATTGATTACTATGACACGATGCTAGTTTATTTGGAAAGCATCCTCAAAGTTATTCAAAATCGCACGTATCAGATTAAGAATGCCATTGAGTTTATGAGATTCAACTCTGGACTGGGCTAGATAAATAATCGTAGATGAATATCTACGTTATGATTGACACGACTGCGAACGTTGTTATATCAAAATCGAACGAAGTATTTTTAAAGATCAACGCAGAACCTCATATCGAGTATGAGTTGCGTGATCATTTCAAATTTGAAGTTCCCAATGCCAAGTTCATGCCTCAGTATCGGGGCAGAAATTGGAATGGAGAGATTCATTTATATGATATGAGATCTAAACAGATCTATGTTGGTCTGTTGGATAAGATTGTGCAGTTCTGCAATAACTACGGATATACCTATAAGTTTGAAGATAATAAGTTTTACGGAACCCCATTTGAAGTCAATGACAGGATTTCATATGAGGGTGTTAAAGATTATATGAAGTCTATCTGTGCTCACTCACCAAGGAAGTATCAAATTGAGGGAGTATACGACGCTCTAAAGCACAATAGAAAACTATTGATATCACCCACTGCAAGCGGCAAATCTCTGATGATTTACTCTCTTGTAAGATATTACGTTGACAAAGGCCAAAAAATCTTGCTAGTTGTTCCAACGACATCTCTTGTAGAGCAGATGTATAAGGATTTTCTGGATTATGGTTGGGATGCTGATTCATACTGCCATAGGATTTACTCTGGTAGAGAAAAAAATAATGAGGCTCCAGTCACGATTACAACTTGGCAATCTGTCTACAAATTAGAAAGATCATTTTTTGAAGAGTATAACGTTGTAATTGGAGATGAAGCTCACCTGTTTAAGAGCAAATCTTTAATATCTATAATGACAAAATTACATCATGCAAAATATAGATTTGGATTTACTGGAACTCTTGACGGAACACAAACTCACAAGTGGGTATTAGAAGGTCTCTTTGGTCCATCATACAAAGTTACCAAAACTGATGAGTTGATGCGTCAAGGTCACTTATCTCAATTAGATATTCAATGTTTGGTTCTCAAACATGATCCGCAAGTATTTCCAACATATGAGGATGAGATTCAATATCTTATTTCTCATGAGAAAAGAAATAGATTTATCCGAAATCTAACTCTAGATTTAAAAGGTAACACACTTGTGCTGTATAGTCGAGTAGAATCTCATGGTGCCATACTTTACGACATGATAAATACTAGCAAAGAGGATGCTAGGAAAGCATTTTTCATTCACGGGGGAGTAGACGCTGAAGAGAGGGAGTTGGTAAGAGAGATAACCGAAAGAGAAAACAACGCAATTATCGTTGCCTCTTATGGAACTTTTTCTACTGGTATCAACATTAAGAACCTCCATAATGTTATCTTCGCATCTCCATCAAAATCAAGAGTCAGAAATTTACAATCGATTGGAAGAGTTCTTAGAAAGGGAAAGGATAAAGCTAAAGCAGTCCTCTATGACATCTCTGACGATTGTACTCATAAGTCAAGACGAAACTACACTTTAAACCATCTCATCGAAAGAATTAAAATATACAACGAAGAGAATTTTAACTATGAGATAATCACCATTCAACTAAAGACATGATAGAAGACGATTTTTACGCAACAATCAAGTTTAAATCAGGAGAAGAGGTTTATGCTAAAGTAGCAGCCTCTGAAGAAGATACGAGAACAATGCTCCTTGTATCAAATCCAATTACTATTGTTGAAGTTAAAACTAGAGCAGGTGTTGCTGGATACAAAGTAGAACCCTGGTTGAAAACAACTAGAGAGGATTTGTTTATTATTAATCTAGATGATGTATTAACAATATCTGAGTCTTCTGATCTTGAGATGATATCGATTTATCAAAGATATGTACAAGACTCTGCTAAAGCAAAGTCAGGTCGTCCCAAGATTACTAGAGAGATGGGATATATATCTACCGTTAGAGATGCTAAAGATATATTAGAGAAGCTTTATAAGAGTAGCTAACTTATGAACCTCCACAAAGGTTATTGTACAGTTATTTCATAGGTGTGTCAAGCTTGCCATTGTTGATTGGAAATGTTATACTATCTACATAATAGTGATAACGAACTCTTATGATAAGACCAGGAACTATGGCAAAGCGTAAAAGGTCAGAACACTATGTTAACAATAAAGAATTTCTAGCAGCACTTACCCATTACCAGAGCGAAGTTGAAATTACCTTTATTAAGAAGTTTGGTAGAGAACCCACCAAAGATGACAGAGGGACACACTGGGATACAAAGCCTCCCATCCCAAGATACATCGGTGAATGTTTCTTAAAGATTGCAAATCATTTATCATTCAAACCAAACTTTGTTAACTACATGTTCAAAGAGGACATGATCTCTGATGGAATCGAAAATTGCGTTCAGTACATTCATAATTTTAATCCTCAGAAATCCCAAAATCCTTTTGCTTACTTTACGCAGATCATTCATTATGCGTTTCTCCGCAGGATTCAAAGAGAGAAGCGTCAGTTAGAAATTAAAAACAAGATCCTTGAAAAGTCTGGATACGATCAAGTATTCTATGATGATGGTGTTGACGGAATGAATTCTGCTGACTATAATAGCATCAAAGATGCTGTTCACAGTAAACTGCGTTATTGATGAAAGTTGCAATTATCACGGATCAGCACTTCGGGGCAAGAAAAAACTCAAAACTTTTTCATGACTATTTTCTGAAGTTTTATAATGAAGTATTCTTTCCCACTCTAGAGAGAGAAGGTATCACCACAGTCATTGACATGGGAGATACTTTTGATAGTAGAAAAGGTATTGACTTTTCTGCACTGTCTTGGGCTAAAAACAACTATTACGATAGACTCCGTGATATGGGAGTGACAGTTCATACTGTCGTTGGTAATCATACTGCATATTACAAGAATACAAATGAAGTTAATGCAGTAGACTTGCTTTTGCGTGAGTATGACAATGTGATTGTTTACTCTGAAGCAACTGAGGCAAAGGTTGACAATCTTGATGTCCTCTTTGTTCCCTGGATTAACCAAGACAATGAGGAACAGACTCTAAAGTTGATTGATAAAACATCTTGTCCTGTTGCCATGGGCCACTTGGAGTTGATTGGATTCCGAGTTCACCGTGGTTATATTATGGATCATGGTACAGACACCAAGGTTTTTGATAAGTTTGACCGTGTATATTCTGGACACTATCATACCCGAAGTGATAATGGAAAAATTTATTATCTGGGTAATCCTTATGAGATGTTCTGGAATGACTGTAAGGATACTAGAGGATTTCACATCTTTGATACTGAAACCTTAGAGCACGTTCCTGTCAATAATCCTAACCGATTATTCTATACAATTTACTATGAGGATGATGATCATCAAACTTTTGATGCTCGTGAATACAAAGACAAGATTGTAAAAGTTATTGTTCGTAAAAAGTCAAGCCCTAAAAAGTTTGAAAAATTTGTAGATAAGTTGTATAATGTAGGAGTGTTTGAACTCAAAGTTGTAGAGAACTTCCAAGTAGAAGAAAACGAAAACTTTGAAGCGTTTGAATCAGAAGACACTCTCTCTATCTTAAACAGATATATTGAAGAGTCTGAAATCACTCTGGAAAAATCCATAGTCCAGAGAGTCATCCAAGAGGTCTATCAAGAAGCATGTGAGTTGGTTTGATGTATATTCTTACAATCAATGGCAAAGAAACTGAAGGAGCATACTCTGTAGAGAATGAGGATGGAGATCAAATCCTTTATCTCTTTGAGGAGGAGGATGATGCCTGTCGATATGCCATGATGCTGGAAGAAGAACAATATCCAGAAATGCATGTGATTGAAGTTGACGACGAGATGATGATTACTGTGTGTGAAGCCCAAGGGTATGAATACACCGTTATCACAAAGAATGACATTGTAATTCCTCCAGTAACTGCTGAAAATGATTTTATTTGAGAAAGTTCGTTGGAAAAATTTTCTTTCGACCGGCAATCAATATACAGAAGTTAATTTCCAAAAAAGTGCAACTACTTTAATTGTAGGCACAAATGGAACAGGTAAGAGCACAGTTCTTGATGCTCTTACTTTTTCTTTGTTTGGAAAACCATTCCGTAAGATCAATAAACCTCAGTTGGTAAATACAGTCAATGAAAAGGACTGTAGAGTTGAGGTAGAGTTTTCTATTGGTACAACAAACTGGAAAGTTATTCGTGGTATCAAACCAGCAGTATTTGAGATTTGGAGAAATGATTCTCTGCTAGATCAATCCGCAGCTGCACTAGATCAGCAGAAGTGGTTGGAGCAAAATGTTCTGAAGATGAACTATAAGTCCTTCACTCAGATTGTAATTTTGGGTAGTAGCACTTTTGTTCCTTTCATGCAGTTGACTGCTGCTAATCGACGTGAAGTAATCGAAGATCTCTTGGATATTAAGATCTTTACTTCAATGAATAATATTCTCAAAGACAAGATTCGTCAGGTAAAAGAAGAAGTTAGAACTCTTGATCTTAAGAAAGAATCTCTAAGTGATAAAGTTGAGATGCAGACAAACTTTATTGAAGAGATTGAGAAGCGTGGTAAGAAAAATATTCAGGATAGAAAAACTAAAATTTCTAATTTAGATACAGAGATCCTTGCATACATGAAGGAGAATTCTGTTACCGAAGAAGATATCTTCAAATACACAAAAGAGCAAGAATACGTTACAGGAGCTACAGAAAAGTTAAAGAAGTTAGGTAACTTAAAAGGCAAGATCTCTCAAAAAGTATTAACCATTACGAAGGAACATAAATTTTTTACTGAAAATTCGGTCTGCCCTACCTGTACACAACCAATTGAGGAAGACTTCAGAATAAATAAAATTGACGACGCACAATCTAGAGCCCAAGAGTTGCAATCTGGTTATAAAGAACTAGAAGAAGCAATTAAAAACGAACAAGAGCGAGAGCGTCAATTTACTGCCCTATCGAAGGAGATTACTAAACTCAATAATGGCATTTCTCAAAACAATACTCGGATATCTGGATGTCAGCGACAGATCAGAGATCTGGAGTCG